CCGCGGACCCGTACGTCTGGCTCCCCCACCGCAACAGCTTCATGTTCCCGCTCCCGGCCGACGAGCAGAACATCGTGGGCATGGACCCGACGTTCGTCATCATCGACGAGGTGGGCTACGTCCCGTCGGCGACGTTCACGACCATGACCTCGTCGCTGGGCAAGAGCGACCGGACGCTCGCCATCGCCATCGGCACCCCCGGCCTGGGGGTGGTCGAGAAGGATGGCAGCCCCAACGTCATGTGGCAGCTGCGCCAGCAGGCCCTGGGCGAGAACCCGCCGCCTGGTCTCACCTACGTCGAGTTCGCCGCCGATCCCGAGGCGGCCGTGGACGACCGGCGCCAGTGGAAGAAGGCGAACCCCGGCCTGGGCGACCTGGTGGACTGGGAGTCGGTCGCCTTCGACGCCGCCACCCTGCCGCCCAGCGTCTTCCGGCAGATGCGCCTGGGCCTGTGGACGACGCGCGAGCGGGCCTGGATGACGCCCGACCTGTGGGATGCCCTGCCGGTCATCCCAGGCGTGCCCGACGACGGCGCGACCATCGTGCTGGGCTTCGACGGCAGCGTCAGCGGCGACGGCACCGCGCTGATCGGCTACGAGCTTGCGACCAACCGGCTGTTCGTGGCTGGCTGGTGGCACCGGCCCGCCAACGCGGGCTGGGACTGGAAGGTGCCGAGGGCCGAGGTGGTCGGCACCGTCGAGGCCGCCTTCAACCGCTGGAACGTCGTGTTCATGTACATGGACCCGCCCTACTGGCGCGAGGAGATGGAGCGGTGGCAGGAGGAGCTTGGGGCCGACCGGGTCATCGAGTTCCCGACGTTCGCCCGTGCCCGCATGGCCGTCGCCACCGACCGGCTCTGGACCGCCATCAAGAAGGGCGAGGTGGCCTGGGACGGCACCCCCGAGCTTCGCGCCCATGCCCTCTCCTGCGTGGCCGAGCGCACCCCGATGGGCGACGTGGTCCGCAAGGATGCCCGCCACCCCATGCTCATCGACCTGGCCGTCGCCAGCATCATCGCGTTCGAGGCCGGTGCCGCCGCCGAGGCCGTGCCGGTGCCGTTCATCTACTGATGGGCGCGGCGTACCGGCCCTGCGCCCACGACGGCTGCCACATCCTCGTCTGGTGCGGGAACCGGGCGGCCCGCCCGCGCTGCCCGCAGCACCGCTACCCGGAGAAGGCGATGCGCTCGCGGTTCCAGGGCAGGGCCGCCGCCATCGTCCGCGGATCGGTCTGCGTGCGCTGCGGCGCCCCGGCCGAGCAGGCCGACCACCCGGTGCCCCTCTCGCGCGGCGGCGATCCGGCGGTCATGCAGCCCCTGTGCAGGCCCTGCCACCAGGCCAAGACGGCGGCCGAGCGCCGCTGACATTGCATCATTGCGGATTGAGCTCGCGCGCCGGCGTGGTAGGAATTGTGAGGATAGCTCTCGCCCCCGTTGCATCCATGTGGCAACATCACGCGCATGGGATGGCGAGAGATGTTGTTCGGCGGGGCGCCCGAGGAGCGCGCGGAGGTGCCCAGCGGCATCCTGCCGCCCCTGACGGGCCTGCCCGACGGGTTCACCGGGTCGTGGATCGAGACCCTCATCGCACGCGGCGCGACCGTCGATGAGCTTCTGACCATCCCCGCCGTCAACCGCGCGGTCACGTTCATCGTGAGCGCGTGCGCCAGCATGCAGCCGGTGGCCTACCGCAACGGCGTGCCGATCCCCGAGCAGCCCCGGATCATGGTGCAGCCGTCCCCGTTTATGACGCGCCAGGAGTTCATCAGCCAGACGGTGGACTCGATGATCGAGGCCAACGACGCCTTCTGGTGGGTGCCGCCCTCCCTGCGCGACTACGACGGCTACCCGACGGGTCTGGTCCTGGTGCAGGATCCCGAGGCCGTCACCGTCGAGTGGGACGACGCCCGCATCCGGCCCGTCTACACCTGGCGGGGCCAGCGGATGCGCGCCAACGCGGGCCGGGACACCGACTTCGTCCATATCCCGCTCAACCGCCGGATCGGCGCCCTGCGCGGGCACTCCTGGCTCAACGACTGCGGCGGCATCTTCGCGAGCTACCTCCTGGCCGACAAGTACGCGGCCGACTTCTTCGCGACGGCGTCGATCCCGTCGGGCGTCATCACCGTGCCCGTGAAGATCAGCCCGAACGAGGCCCAGATCCTCAAGGACCAGTTCATCGAGGGCCAGCGGACCCGCACCCCGGCGGTCATGGGCGGCGGCATCACCTACGCCGCCACCCAGACGAACCCCTACGAGGCGCAGCTGAACGAGTCCCGCCGCTGGCTGGTGGGCGAGGTGGCCCGCGCGTCGGGCATCCCGGCGACCATCCTGCTGGTCGAGATGCAGGGCGCGTTCGACGTATACACGAACCTGACGGCCGTCTACGAGGAGGCCGCCCGCTCGACGCTGTTCCCCAACTACCTCAACCCCATCGAGGCGGCTCTGTCGGGCCTGCTGCCGAGGACGACCACGGTGCGCTTCGACTCCGCGGAGCTTCTGCGCCTGTCGGAGGGCGAGCGGTGGTCGGTCTACAAGACCGCATCGGAGATCGGCGCGACCGACGTTGCCGAGATCCGGCTCAAGGAGGGGCTGGGGCCGCTGGGCGAGCCTGCCATCCCCGCCGCCCACCAGCCGACGCCCATGCTGCGACCCGCTGCGGTCGGGGAGGTTCCCGGTGAATGACGAGGAGGTCACCCTCGAGGCCGAGGGGTCGCTCGAGGTCCGCTCCGCGGCCGACCGCGAGATCGATCTGCGCATCGTGCCCTGGGATGTCCCGGCGCGGACGCTGGGCGGCATGGAGGTGTTCCGGCGCGGTGCCTTCGCCGGGACCGATCCGACGCGCGTGACGCTGGAGGCGTACCGGCACGGCGGCCCGCTCGTCGGGCGCGGGCTGCGGCTGGAGGAGCGCGAGGACGGCGCCTATCTCACCGGCAGGGTGTCGGCGGTGCCCGACGGCGATGCCCTGCTCACGCTTGCCGACGACCGTGTCCTCCAGGACGCGAGCGTCGTGTTCCATCCCGTCCCCGGCGGCAGCCGACGGCTCGCCGACGGGACCATCGAGAGGACCCGCGTGGACTTGCGCCGGGTCGCCATCCTGGAGCGCGGGGCCTATCCCGGCGCGTCAGTCATCGCAGTCCGTTCGGAGGATGCCCCCGTGCCTGAGATCACCGCAGACGCCCCGCTGACGGAGGCGCAGTTCCGCGCCATCGCCCGCGAGATCATGCTGGAGGCGGCACCGCCCGTCATCACCGCCCCGGCCCCTGCGCCGGTCGAGGTGCGGTCGCTGCCCGCCACCTTCGCCGAGTGGTACACCGCCGTCTACGAGGACGGCGACACCGAGCTTGCCCGCGCGGCGCTCGTTGACCACATCACCGGCGACGTGCCCGAGATCGTGCGCCCCGCGTGGCTCTCCGAGATCATCGGGTTCATGGCCCAGGCCCGCGCCGTCGTGGACTCGTTCGGCCGTGGCACGCTCCCGGCGAGCGGCCTGTCCATCGAGTGGCCGACGTTCGACGGCGACTACGACGGGTTCGTCGGCGAGCAGACGACCCAGAAGACCGAGGTGACCAGCAAGAAGGTCGCCCTCGACATCGCCAGCACCACGATCAAGACCTACGCCGGCGGGGCCGACATCGCCTGGCAGCTGATCCGGCGCAGCGATCCCGCGTTCATGGCGGTCTACCAGCGGGTGCTGGCAGGCTCCTACGCGAAGGTCACCGACACCGCCTTCGGTGCCGCCATCACCGGCAACGCCAACCTGGGCCATGTGGACTTCGCGGCCCTGTCCGACACGACCAAGCCCGAGGTCATCCACGCGGCCCTGGTCGAGGCGTCGAGCAAGGTCGATGACGCGACGGGCACGCCCGCCACGTTCGTCCTCGCCGCCTCCGATGTCTGGCTCAAGCTCGCCAAGATCGCGGGCCTCATGCCCCCGGTCTACGGCACGTCGAACCTGTATGGCACCTCGATGGCGTCGAGCCTCCAGGTGAGCATCAGCGGCCTGCCGGTGCGCCGCGCCAAGAACCTCGCCGACGGCACGATCCTGGTGTCCAACAACCAGACGGCCGACTGGCTGGAGACCGGGCCGTCCCCGGCGCAGCAGGACATCGTGGCGAAGCTGGGCACCGACTTCGTCCTCTGGGGCATGGGCGCTCCGCGCATCATCATCCCGGCGGGCATCGTCGAGCTGTCCCCGGCGGCCCCCTGAGAGCCGCTGACGCGCGTAGTGCGCCTGCGTCAACGGCGACCGTGACGGTCAACCGGCGCAAGAGGAGCAAGTGACCAATGGCGGTCCCGGCATACCTGGAGAGCAACGCGCGGGTCAGCATCCCGAGCAGGCTTCGGCCTGAGCCGGGAGGCGCGCTCGACGTTGTCCTCCTGCCGAGGCCGCCGTTGTCCGCTGCCACGCTCGCCAACGCCAACCAGACCCAGTCGGCCAGCATCCAGTGGCTGGACGACGACGGCACGGGGCACATGGAGCCGCTCTGGCTCGCGAGTGCCCCGCCACCGTCGGAAGGCGTGGTCGAGATCGACCGCTACGGCGGCACGTTCGCCCGCGCCCGTG